GAAGGACCAAAGTCTCTCTCCCAGGCATGGATGATGCAGGCAATGAAGTTTAAGTATTCTAAATAGAATTGAATATCGTCGGCGCAGAAGACTTCCCTGGCAACTATCAGGGAAGTCTTCTTTTTGCATGGATATAAATACTTCTACTGGAGTCTAAAGACTAAAAATGAACCACTCTCATTTAGATAAACTTGCTGAGTCCTACGCACAAATTGCTGAGGGTGGAAAGCATGAGAAGTCTGCTATGAATTGGAATAAGAAGGACGATAATCCCGAAGGAAAGAAAGTAGATAAAAAGAAAGTAGACAAATGCACATGCGAGTCCTTCTACCTGAAGAGACTGCATGCAATGAACCCTGTTTATGCTGAGCAGTATCGTGCCATTGCTGAGGTTCTGATTGGCGAAGGATACGAGAGCAGCAGACTCCTGGATAACATCATCGAAGTACTTCCGATGGATGTTGTTGGACCTGAGTTTGTCTCTGCCATGAAGGCAGTCAATCCTCGCATCCACGAGAATCTTGAAACTGCTGAGAAGAAGCAGGCAAGAGCGATCGTTCTAGAACAAATTAGAATGAAATCTTGGGATGAGTGGAAAAGGGGAATAAAAAATGTTCCTGGCAATCTCCAGAGAGCAGGGCAATCTGTATTAGACTTCATCAATCCTCCCGCAAGCAAGTCGGCAGATCCTGTTGTTCGTCAAGGTGGATCTTATACGGGTCCCTCTGGCACTGCTGTAACTTCTTCGTCTTCGACACCAAGCGCCGAACAGAAAGCAGAAAAACTCAGACAACAAAGACAGGAGACTCAGGACGCATTACGCGGTACTACAAGAACTACACAGACTGGTGACCGTTCTGCCGCTGCTAATGATGCTAAACAGCAAGCAGCAAAGCAGCAGGCACAGGTAACAAGAACAGGCAATACTGGTAGTAATACTAGTGCTAGCAGCGGTAGCACTGGTTCTGCATATACTCCCCCTGCACCTAAACCCGATCCTAACGCTGCCTACAAGGCACTACAGGCAAAGGCAAGGTCTGCATCTGCTGCAGGAGACTACAAAGCAGCAAATGCTGCTACCAGAGAAGCAGAGACTCTTGGACAAACTCAGTTCAAGGCAAAGTTTGGTGCTAACTATGGCAGAAGATCTGGCATGACACCTAATAAATTGATGAACAATATGCCTGGTAGCACCCTCAAGAATTCTTATGAAGTTGATGGTGAACAGATCGATGAGATCGCTCCTGCACTTGCTGCTGGTGCTGCACTGGGTATCGGTGCTGCTGGTCTTGGTTTGGTGAAGAACCTGACAAAGCAGAAGAAAGCAGCGGAATCTGGAAAGGGTAGTGGTGGTACATTAGTCGATAAACTACATCAACGCAAGAAGGCACTTCAAGGCGAAGAACTCCAATTGGAGGGTATCCGTGACAAAGATCCTGAGAAGGGAACTGAAGAAAGAAAGGAACGCCTTGAGAAGAAGCGTGGGCACAAGGTAGACGATCATCCCGAGTACAAGAAAGACAAGAAGGATGATGATTCCTATCTGGAAACAGATATGAAGAAGCGTCGTGAGAACAACGAGAAGGCTCGTAAAGAAATGGCAGCCCAAAAGGATGATACTGTTCCCCGTTGGATGAAGGATGACTTTAATCTTTATGATGTCATTTTAACATATCTCGATGAGAATGGTCTCATGGACAGCGTAGAGCACGCTGAGGCGATCATGGAGCAATTGACTGCTGAACAGATCGAAAGCATCGTAGAGGATCTCCTGGGTGAAGCATTTCCTCCAGTAAAGGGGACCTTGAATCCTTGGGAGTCTCCAAAGACGGGTAAGTCTGGAGTCAAGTATGTAACTGGTCCTGATGGGAAACCAAAAGAAATTAAAAATCCTTTATATAAAGGAGTATGATAATACTAGGAGGGCTTGACACCCTCCTTTTTTATGAGTAGAATTGGTTTGTCGGTTTTCAGATGAGCTCTAAATAATCTTAAAGACTTTAGAGCATGGTTGATTATGAAAACCCATGGACTTACGAAGGTGCTCCGTTCACTAGTGAGGATATTGGTGATTACTACGGGTTTGTCTACCGTATCACTAATCTCATTTCTGGTCGGATTTACATTGGCAGAAAGTACTTCTGGTCGCTACGAAAGCCTAGAGGCAAAAGTAGGAGAGTTAGAAGTGAAAGTGACTGGAAGAAATACTATGGCAGTTCTGATGAACTTAGCACAGAGAGAAAGTCTCTCGGGAACTCTAGTTTCAAAAGAGAAATTTTAAGCCTACATAAGACGAAAGGATTTGTTAATTTCGAAGAGACTAAGCAATTATTTCTTCATAATGTTTTGACTGAATCCTTAGAAGATGGAACTCCAAAGTATTACAACAGTAATATTCTTGGGAGGTATATGAAAAAAGATTATTTCCCATGGCAGAATACACAAAAGACATAAACAACGAAGACATTCTTTACGGAACTTCCGAAGACCATCAATACATGATGGAATGGGAAAAGAAGTATATGGAAGATTGTGTTGATGCCTTAGAACCTTATGGAGATATCCTAGAGGTTGGATTTGGTATGGGATACTCTGCGACTCAGTTTCAGAAACATAACATCAAATCATATACTGTTTTAGAACCAGACCCTGTTGCATATGCAAGAGCATTGAAATGGGCAAAAGACTATGAGAACATCACTGTTCTTAATCAAGGATGGCCCTGTAGAGATCATCTTGGTAAATATGATTGCTTCTTTTATGATCCATACATAGAAGAGAAATGGATGACACCTGAGATTCTGCAATATGCAGGTTGCGATATCATTCATTTTATGGTAACATGTATCAATGAACACTCGAACGAGAAAGCAAAATTCTCTTTCTATTGTTCTACTCAAGGTGCTCCAATGCAAGGACATGTTGATAGATTCTATGTTATGTTGAGTAATATAGAACTTGAAACAAAGTTTGATATGAGTTTCAAACCTTATGAGGTTGAAGTTCCTGAGCACTGTAACTACTGCAAGACAGGTTGGCTTTACAAACCTGTCATCACTGTGGTAAAATAAACACACGCCACTATAGCTCAGCTGGATAGAGCAACGGTTTTGTAAACCGTAGGTCGTCGGTTCAAGTCCGACTTGTGGCTCCTTCATTCCTCTTTAGCTCAGCGGTAGAGCGAACGACTGTTAATCGTTTGGTCCCTGGTTCGATCCCAGGAAGGGGAGTTGGAGAGTTGTCCGAGTGGTTTAAGGAGCAGCACTGGAAATGCTGTATGGGGGCAACCTCATCTAGGGTTCAAATCCCTAACTCTCCGTTCCTAAATATTAGAAAGATTGGATATATCTGGTATGCTGTCAACACAGTATCGTCTTCGTCTTGAAGGTATTTGTAAGAAGATATCAAACAACGAAGAGGTGAATCTTGAAGACATGATTTGGGCAGAGAAACTTGCCAAGTCATATACAACTGCAAGAGACTGGTTAAACAAAGCACGACGCCAAGCAGCGGGAGATATTCAAGAAGGAAGTATGGATGATTTTATGAATAGGATGGGACTAGGAGACCCCGACCCATCCAACCATAGTACGGGGTTTAAATCTGCAGATGAAATTGTAGATTGGTTCCAAAGAGATAAACCTGATGACTGGAGACAGCGTGATTGATGATTGCTCAAATCTTTGATAACCTTTTTGATTATGATTATATGATGCAGGTTGAAAAGACTATGCTTCATCTTCCCGTAACTGCTATTAATGAGGCAAACGGAACTGGTTATCCTGCAGGACAACACGGAACTCATAAACTATTTGGAGAGAATCTCTTCGAAAGACAATCAATCAATAAAATAGTCAACTGGGTTCCTAAAACTGAGTGCTTCTTTGATATGTTAGATCATATCGAGAATAGTATCGAAGAGAGACTGTTTCTTAACAGGATTGATTTCAATCTACAGCATTCTTTTTGTGATGGTACATCCCATGTTGATGGAGATCCTGGAGATCATACCATCATGTACATGGTGAATACTAAATGGGA